CCTAAAGAGCGTATGGAGTTTACGATTCGGCACTCCACTCAATCCAAGAAGCTAACAGCTACGGGGATTATCGTTTGGCAGGATGCGGAATACGAGGTTAAAGGGATTAAGGACTTGCCCCTTGGTCGTCCTGTTAAGCGGGTAGTAACTGCGGAGGCGAGGACAGCGATATGAAAGACGGCGTAACGATAAAGATTAACCCGCAGTCTTTCCAGAAGCTTGAGAGGTTTACTGATAGAGTAACGAGTAAGCTCAAGAATAAGGTGATTGCGGAAGCCCTAGCATTAATGGCTAAGCCTATGGTGGCTACAGCTAAAGAGCTTGTTCCTGTTCGTACTGGAACCTTAAGGAAGTCCATCAATTATAACGTCAAGAAGGGTACGACTAACCAGACTAAGGCGCTGGTGGGAATTAACACTAGAACTACGGGGGTATGGCTAGGAAAACGTATCTATCCTAGAAAGTACGCTGTTCCAGTAGAGTTTAAGAACACCCCCTATATGCGACCTGCCTATCACAAGAATCGGGCTAAAAGCATAAAGATTTTCAAGGACCACATAAGGGCTAAGTTTCCCAGCGTGGTAAAGACTTCAAGACCACCTAAGCATTCAGCATGAGTAAGGGAAGCGCATTAACAACTTCGCTAGCTGCGAAGATCCTATCCGATCCTACAGTAGTAGGGCTTATCGAAGATCGGCTATGGAATATTCATGCAGAGACTTCCGATAATACCCCGTACATAGTAATGAGTCGAGTATCCACAACGGAAGGGCTTCTACATGATGGGCCTAGCGGATTGGAGGACTCGATATTCCAGCTTGCGTTATATGCCGAAACCGTGGCAGAATTAGATACGCTCAGAGATGCTTTGAATAATCTGTTAAACGGCTTCCGTGGCACTATGGGAACTGTAGAAGTGGGTTTTATTTCATTTGATAACGAGCTGGACGGTAGGGATACGGAGAGCGACTACAAATTTAAGATAATTGATTTCAGGATAATCCTGAATAGTTAACCAATAACCAAAAAATAAGATGCCTAAATACGCAGCATACGGGGCGAAACTGCAATATGACGCAGACACCACGCCTACCGACTTGGCCTACATCCGAGATCTAGGGGGACCAACTTTCTCCTCGGATACTGTGGACGTAACCACTCACGACTCTCCTAACGGGTTGCGTGAGTTTATTGTATCTCTTCGCTCTGGCGGCGAGATTTCACTTGATCTAGTATTTGATCCAGCTAATGCGGGTCACGTTAAGCTAACTACGGAATGGCAGGCAGCTACGTCAGATACTTACCGTATCGTAATGACGGATTCAGGCGATACAGAGTGGGAGTTTGATGCATTCGTCACTGGCTTTGATATGAGTCAACCAGCCGATGGCGAGCTTTCAGCTAGTGTTACTTTAACAATTACGGGCGATATTAACTTCAGCCCAGCTTAATAAATAATCAGCGGAGGAAATAATATGGATAATTCAGGAGACACCACATTAAACCTACGTTTCACCTTTGGGGCAATTATGAAGCTTCACGAAACGTATGGACTAAACATTATGTCACCGGGAGATGATGATCTAGTTCTTAATCCTACTAACCTATCTAGGCTAGTATGGGCGGGGCTACTTCATGAGAACTCGGAAATAACCTATGAGGATGCTCTAAAAAGATTAGAGACTCTTCCTGTTAGGGAGGTAATTAACTTAACAGGTGCCGCTTTGCAGGAAGCTCTAAACTCTGAAGATGATGAGGAAACCGAAGAAGACTCAAGCGCTGAATCTTCAGATCCTCAGACTTCGTAGCTCCTCCTATAGGCGACATGGACTTTCGAGGAGTGAGTTTTTACAGCTCACTCCTTTTGAGCTATATCAGCTAGACAAAGATTATTTTAAGGAAAGGAATTTAGATCGGGAATTCGAATTGGAGAAGTGGAAAGCCTCAAGCCAGCATCTCAATGTAGTATGCGCTCGGTTAATGGCAGCTATCTACAATAATAACCCTAACCGCAAGAAAGGCGCTAAGGTACTTACCGAACAGGATTTCTTACCTAAGAAAGCTGAGGAGCAAAAGAAAGTTAAACCCGCTAAAGGTATCCTCAACCACATGAAGTATATTGCGGAAACGATAAACAGCCGTAATAAGGAGGTAGAGGAAAAGAAAAAGGAGCTAGAGGAACAGAAGAAAAATGGCCGTTAATGTAGCATCACTCACCATCGACTTAAGAGCTTCTTACGGGAAGCTCAATAGGGATATTGATAAAGGGCTAGGGACTGTTAAGCGCAAGTTCTCTACCCTGAATAAGGAGGTTGGTAAGCTACAGCGTAGTGTTACTAAGCTACAGAAGAGTATCACCGCTTCTACCGCCAAGCTAGGCAGTAAGAATGGCCCTCTAGGTAAGGCGGCTACTAGCGCTAAAGCTTTAGGTACTGCTATGAAGCAGGCATCCGATAAGGCTGGCAAGCTACAGACGAAGATGAAGGGGGTAGGGACTGCCACCCGAAACTCCACTAAGGAGATGAATAAATTCGCTGCTGCCGCTCGCAGGGCGACTAAGGTTAAGCCTCCCTCCGCCCCAGCAGGAGGCGGTGGTGTAGGAGGTAAAAGTAGAGGGATCATAGGTGGTCTTAAGTCTGCCGCTACTGGTTTAGCAGGAAGAGCGGGAGTCTTTGGGGGAATAGGGATAGGTGCAGGTATTGCAGGTTTTGCGATAGCCAATCTCTCCTCTACTGCGGCTGATTTTGAGAAGACTATGAAAGGGGTTAAGGCTGTAACTCAAGCCACTTCCGAGGAGATGGACCTGCTATCTAATACGGCTCGAAAGTTGGGGAGAACTACTGCTTTCTCCGCTTCTGAATCCGCTCAAGCGATAGAGACCCTAGCAAAGAACGGTCTAGCGGTAACGGAGATCTTAGGGGGTGCGGCAAAGGCTTCAGTAAACCTAGCTGCCGCCACTGGAACTGACCTCTCTACTGCTGCTGATGTAGCTACTGATGTTATGGCTTCTTTTGGAAAAGAGGCTAAGGATTTATCAAAGATTGTTGATAGTATCACTGGGGTTACTGTTAAGAGTAAGTTCAATATCAACGACTATGCATTCGCTTTGGCTCAAGCGGGTGGGGCTGCGGGAGCAGTGGGCGTAACCGTAGAGGATTTCAATGCCTCGATAGCCGCTACTGCTAGTTCCTTTAAGCGAGGTTCTGATGCGGGTACATCCTTTAAGACGTTCTTAATACGTCTAGCCCCTGAGTCTGAAAAGGCTAAGAGGCTTATAGAAGATCTAGGGCTACGGTTCTTTAAGGCTAATGGCGAAGTTAAGGATATGTCTGAAATAGCTGGCGAACTTCAAAAGGCATTTGGAGATATGTCAGATCAGGCTCGTATAGCTAATCTACAGATTCTTTTTGGCGCTGATGCATTTAGAACTGCGGCTAAGTTCGTAGAGCTAGGCGCTGATGGAGTGGAGCGGTTTAAGAAAGAGCTACAGGGGGTATCCGCAGAGAAGCAAGCCGAGACTAGGCTAGAGGGTCTATCTGGGGCTATGGTTGAGTTGAGATCCGCGTGGGAAGGATTCAAGTTATCTGTAGAGGAGTCTACTGGTATAAATACGGTTTTAGAAAGTATTGTAGACTCCACCACTAGTATTCTTAGAAACCTTACAGGCTCTACCACTGCTGTAGATCGAATAAAAGAGATCATAGAGCTACGTAGAGAATTAGAGGAAGGGACAGGAGCCACTAAGCGAGGTGCTCAAAGAAAAGCTGCTATTACCAAGCGTATTAACGCGGAAGAGGATTTACTTAGACAGAGTTTTAAGAATCTTTCTAAGGAGGAGCTAGAGCAGGTTAGAAAAACCGAGAAGGAGAGACTTAAAGAGATTGAAGCCTCTATTATGAAACGCCCTAGAAGCTTTAGAGGGTCTGATGAATCCTTCGAAAGATTAGTGGCTAGGCGTAGGGAGCGTCGAGGGGCTGATATTAAAACTCAGCGTAGCGTAATCGGATCTTTAGATCTTGAATTAGCTAAGCGAGCTAAGGTAGTACGACTGGAGGAGCAGGCTAAAGAGGAAGAGAAAGAGA